CAGGATATATCGCTGAAGATATGATCCTCAAAGGAGCTAACAGTGGAGCAGAAGCTAAAGTCATCTCAAGAAGACTTATCACTGATAGAATTGGTACATTGATTGGTTCTTATAGAGTTCCAAGTTCTGATGATCCTGCTGCTCCTACCTTTGAAACTGGTAGATCAGTATTGAGACTCACCAGTAGTGAAACCAATAGTAAGGTTCCTGGTGTTGTCACTACTTCTGCTGAAGACATCTTCTACTCAAGAGGTGATCAGGATAATACTCAAGAAACAACACTGTCCTTGAGAAACGCAAGAGTATCCACTCAAGACGCCACTCCTGAAACAAGAACCATTAGTGGTGATAGTTCAACTGCTGAAAGTCTGATTACTCCAGATGATCTGAACGCAGTTGGAACGGAATCAAGACTGACTGGTGAATATAAGGACCCTCTGGCACAAACCTTTATTGTTGATGATGTAACAGGAATTTATGTCACATCTGTTGATCTTTACTTCCAAGAGAAACCAACTGAGTTTGACACACCAGTTACAATTGAAATTCGTGAAGTTGAACTGGGAATTCCAAGTCAGAAAGTTCTTCCATTCTCCACTGTAGAGAAAAAACCTGATGAGATTACAATCTCACAAGATGCCAGTGTCGCAACTAAGTTCACATTTGATTCTCCTGTTTATCTGAACGGTCAGAGAGAATATGCAATTATCATTCTTTCCAACTCCACCGAATATAGAGTATGGATTTCAAGACTGGGTGATTCTGATGTCTCAACACTGTCTGCGGAATCTGGACAGGTTGTCGTCTCTACACAGAGACTCTTGGGTTCATTGTTCAAGTCACAGAACGCTTCTACTTGGACACCATCTCAGTATGAAGATCTTACATTTAGATTGTATAGAGCTGACTTTGTTCCTACTGGATCTGTTCAGTTATTCAATGCACCTCTCCCACAAGATCTGGAAGTAATTCCATCTGACGGACTTGTAATTGATTCTCGAACAATTAGAGTTGGTCTTGGAACCACAGTTGCTGATTCTGGATTATTAGCTGGTCAATTGATTACACAACAAGGAACTGGAGCTTCTGGTAGATTTGTTGGATATGGTGGATCAATCGCACCAGGAACAGTAACTATCACCAACATTGGTGTTGGTTATACCCCATCCTCTGGACATTTCCAGTTTGACAATGTACCTATGACATCCGTCACTGGACATGGTATCAACGCCACGGCTAACATCCATGTCAACAATGGTGTTGCTGTTGGAGCCACAATTGTCAATGGTGGAAGAGGTTATCAAGTTGGTGATATTCTCAAACCAACAACTCTTGGAACTGGTCTTGGTAATGGAATTAAAGTTTCTATCTCCACTATCTACGGTAACAATGAACTGAATATCACTGATGTTCAGAAGGAATTTAACACTAGTTCTAATACCGCTATTCTGAAGTATGTCAATAGTTCTGGTGTAACAACTGCACTCGACTATAGTAGACAACCAGATGGTGTAACTCCAGAATCACCAATCACTGTGGTCAATGATGGTCTTCATATTAGGGTCAATCAGAAAAACCATGGTATGTACTCAAGTGGAAACACTGTCACTATCAGAAATGTTGGTAGTGATTTGACACCAACAAATCTAACTGTAGATTATGGTAGAACTGATACAGGAAGTATTTCTGTTGGATCCACAGTTAACTTTGCCGAATTTGAAGGTGTTGGAGTTGCTGTTTCAAACCCTGGATATATCAGAATTGGTGATGAAATTATTTCATACACTGGAACTGCATCAAACGCTTTGACTGGTATTTCTAGAGGTATTGATAATACAAAGGCTACCAATCATACTCAAAATGATAAGGTAAACAAATATGAATTTGATGGTGTATCCTTGAGAAGAATTAACAAGACACATACTCTCAATGAAGTAACTGATTCAAACCCAATTACCGCAGACTCTTACAAGATTAAAGTTGATATGTCAGCAAATGGTGTTGATAGAACAGTTAATACTGATTTTGGAAAAGCTTTCCTCAGAGAATCAACTTCTGGTGGTGGATCAAACATGAGAGGAACTTACAATGTTCCGTTCTCTCAGGTCGTTCCTAACTTTACGACTCTGACACCAACTGGAACTGAAATTGAACCAACTATGAGAACAGTATCCTCTACCAGTATTTCTGGTGATGAGGGTTCATTCGTTGATCAAGGATTTGAAGAAATTTCACTCAGTAAAGATAATTATTTCGATTCTATGAGAATGGTTTGTTCATCAATCAATGAAGAAACTTTCTTAAATAATCTCCCAGGTAATAAGTCACTTACAGTCGGTCTCAATATGTCCACTAGTGACTCCAGAATATCCCCTGGACTTGATCTTGATCAGGTGGCTGTGGTACTCACATCAAACAGAGTAAACCAACCAATTACAGATTATGCTAATGATCCTAGAGTGAATACAATTATAGATGATCCTAATAATTTCTTCTATGTAACGAAAAATATTGGACTTGAAAATCCAGGAACCTCGATTCAGGTTCAATTGGACGCATATCTGACAGAAAATTCTGACATCAGAGCGTTCTACGCTCTTGATCAGGAAAAACTAGAAGATACTATTTTCATACCATTCCCAGGAACCAATAATTTCCTACCAAATGGTTCAGTTCTCAACCCAGCTAACAGTGATGGTAGTACTGACGTTAGAACACCTAAGACTGATGATCATAATCCAAATGCTCCACTCAGTCTGTTTAGAGAACTCAAGTTCTCAGTTGATAATCTTCCAACATTCTCGTCCTTTAGGATTAAACTGATTGGTACATCAACTGATCAATCAAGACCACCTTATATCAAGAACTTCAGAGCATTAGGATTAGCATGACCCTCATTCCAGTAAAAGGACAATCTGGTTTCTTTCGTGACAGTGAAACGGGAGCTATTATAAACAATAACTCCCAAGAATATAAAGCCTACATCACCAACAGAGATAAACTCCTCTCCGAAAAGGAGAGGATTGATAAACTTGAATCTGATATTGGTGACATCAAACGTATGTTACAGCAACTAACAGATAGACCCCTCCCATAAATAGAAAAAAAGTATAGTATATAAATGGCGCAGCCTTCCTCTAGACAAGAATTGATTGACTACTGTCTGAGACAGTTGGGTGCCCCTGTAATTGAAATTAATGTTGCTGATGAACAGATCCAGGATTTGATGGATGATGCCATTCAACTGTTCCAGCAGAGACATTTTGATGGGGTAATTCAGACATTTCTGAAGTATGAGATTACTCAGGCAGATATTGATAGAGCTAAAGCTGTTCCCCCTGGAGCTCCAAGTGGGAGGGGATCAGTTGGTATCGCAACAACATCAGCCTCAGGTAGTATTGTAGGTACTGCTACGACGTTTTCATACTATGAGAATAGTAACTACCTTGAGATCCCCAGAGACGTAATTGGTATCAATAAAGTTTATCAATGGGATGCCCTGATGGGTATTGATTCCAGAAACATGTTCAGTATGAAGTATCAAATGTTCTTGAATGACATTTACTACTGGGGAACACAAGATATTCTGTCATATTCAATGTCAATGTCTTATCTTGAGACATTGAATTTCCTGTTAAACACACATAAGGCAATTAGATTCAACCAAAGACAAGATAGAATGTATCTTGATGTCGCATACAGCGACTTAAAACTTGGAGACTATTTGGTTATTGATTGTTGGAAAGTTCTCAATCCAAATGAAGCTACTGGTGTTTATAACGACCCCTTCTTGAAGAAATATTTAACTGCACTGATCAAGAGACAATGGGGTCAAAACCTAATCAAGTTCCAGGGTGTAAAACTACCTGGTGGTATTGAGTTTAACGGAAGACAAATTTATGATGATGCTCAATCTGAACTTGATAAAATCGAAGAGAAGATGTTGAGTACATACGAAATTCCACCTCTTGATCTTATCGGGTAATTTGTCATGCTCAATCCATTTTTCCTCAATGGCGCTCAGAACGAACAGAACTTAATACAGAGTCTGGTAAACGAGCAGCTCAAGATGTATGGGGTAGAAGTTTACTACCTTCCAAGACAATATGTAACTGAAAATACGGTAATCAAAGAAGTTATCGAGTCGAAGTTTGAAAGTGCATTCCCACTTGAGGCTTATGTTGACAGTTATGAGGGTTTTGGTGGTCAGGGAACTCTCCTTTCAAAATTCGGTATTATGGAGAAAGATGATCTAACATTGGTCATCTCAAGAGAGAGATTTGCTGGATATATTACACCTCTCATCAAAAGCATTGCCAATATTGGTGGAGCCACTGACAGACCAAGAGAAGGTGACCTTATCTGGTTCCCACTTGGTGATAAACTCTTTGAAATCAAATATGTTGAACACGAACAACCTTTCTACCAGTTAGAGAAGAACTATGTCTATCAGCTGAGATGTGAACTCTTCAGATATGAGGACGAAGTTATCGATACTGGTGTAGATAACATTGATGATGAACTTCAAGAGATCAGTACTGGATACACTCAAACACTGACATTAGTTGGAGCTGCTGTCACTGCTTTGGGTACTGCCACCATATGTTCTAGTGGTTCTGTGAACACTATGACTATTACCAATATGGGTAAGGGTTATAGTCTAGCCCCACTCATTGGATTCAGTTCAGCTCCAACTGGAGGAACAACAGCTGCTGGTATTGCATCAATTACAACAGATTTTGTCGGTTGTAATGGATCAAAAGATGGAAAGGTCCATAAGGTCTATATTACTAACTCTGGTTGTGGATATACTGTAGCTCCTTGGGTTTCCTTTGAAACAATCAAGGGACAAACTGGTTCTGGAGCTGCTGCGACAACTGGTATTACAACTACAGGTTCTGTCCAAACTGTTACAGTTACTGAAAATGGTAGTGGTTACGTTTCTAATCCAAATGTAAGTATTGGTCAAACAGATGTGGTTGGTTTCCAAACAGCTTATGGTATTGGTATCATTAACACTGCTGGTAGTGTTGTTAGTGTAGCTATGTCATTTGGTGGTACTGGATTTGCTTCAACATCTACAGCTGTTGTCACAATTGATCCACCAGCTACAGCAACTGTTGGTGTTGGTACATTCATATTCAATGAGACAGTAACAGGTTCTACATCTGGTGTCACAGCTAGGGTCAAGAATTGGAGTAGCATCACTAACATTCTTGAGGTTTCTATTATCAGTGGAGACTTCTTACCTGGAGAGAGAATTGTTGGATCAGCTTCTTCAGCTTCATACAGTATTAGAAGTGTCAATCAAGATGATATAGTCGATACATTTGCAGACAACGATAATATTGAATCTGAAGCTGATGCAATCATTGATTTTACATCCACCAACCCGTTCGGGATGCCTTAACTCTAAATAGTAGCAAATAAAGACTAGACTGATGTTTGAGTATTTCTATAATGAAATCTTCAGATCCGTAATTATCGGATTTGGATCAATGTTTAATGGAATTGAAATTGAACATAAGAACGAGAGTGATAATACAGTCAGTACTCTCAGAGTTCCATTGGCATATGGACCCACTCAGAAATTTCTTGCCAGAATTGAACAACAAGCCAACCTGAACAAGGGAACTCAGATGTCCCTTCCCAGGATGTCATTCGAGTTCACTGATCTCCAGTATGATCCCACTAGAAAGTCAACTCAGACACAACAGTTTGTAGTCAAGAATTCTACTGGAAGTGAGATTAAGAAAGGATATGTTCCTGTACCATATAACATGACTATTCAGTTGTCGATTATGACAAAACTGAATGATGACATGTTGCAGATTGTCGAACAGATTTTACCTTACTTCCAACCATCATATAATCTTCCTATTAACTTCCTTGGTGACTTTAAGGAAAAGAGAGACATTCCCATTCAACTTGAGGGAATCTCTATGGAAGATGATTATGAGGGTAACTTTGAGACGAGAAGAGCTCTCGTATATACTCTGACATTTACAGCTAAAACATTCCTCTTTGGTCCTTTGTCCGATGTATCAGGCGATAT